GAAACAGCAAAGTTCACCTAATGGTGAGCATTAGCGGTTATACTTGGCGATCGTCATAGGGGATCTGGGAACCGGTGCTGAAACGGGCTACACTCAGGCCGCCAGACATCCTATAAAAACTGATAGAGAGGCTCGGAGCAACGTGGCTCAATACGTCTATACAGTACTGAGCCTCTTTTTAACAGATCTGCTTAAGCCTGCTTATCCTATGTTTTAACTGTATTTTTCAACCTCCCCGTTCCTACATCGCCTGCTCAACAATACCCATATTTGCAAAGTTTTTGCCCCATTTATGCCCCATAGCCGCCGAGCATCACGAAAGGACCGGGCTTTCCCCTGGCTCATGTGAGCGTAAAGTCGTCGTCAAATTCGTCCGCATGCTTCAAGACACCCCGCATGATCAGAATGTAGTCCATCCCTTGCGACAGGGAGACGGGATGCTCTAACTCAAAGATAAATGCGTTGTCATAAGCCCTACCGAGCCAGTAACCACCTCCACACTCTTTTGGCCGCTGAAAGAAAACCAGAGTGCCGGGCAAAATGTAATTACGAGTTTGGCCACGATAGACAACATCAAATCCAAGTTCACTACCTGACATAGCTCACCTCAATAAATACTGTTCATATATACAGTATAAGCATGGCGTAATCGCGGTGTGAAGATCGATTTGGCTGGTGAATGATAGGATGCTGATCAGCAAAGAAAGATATATGACCGGGATTTCTCCCGGCCTTGTGACTACTCCTGAGGCTCTTCTGTCGCCTCGCTTTTACCTGGTGCCGGTTCTTCGCCACCTTCCGGCTCGGTTACATCGGGCTGCTCAGGTTCAAGCATAACGTCGTCTTCCGGTTCAGGCTCTGGTACATACTCCGGCTCATCGCTACCTGGCATCTCGACACGCAGATCAATCCACCGGCCATCAGGGATGTCGATCGGCTGACCTTCCTTGTATCCGACCTTAACGTTCTGCGCGAACTTCGGTGCGGTAGAGTTTATGCGGTGGAACGTTTTGATCAGCAGATCACCCGTTGCATCCACTTCGTAATCCACCCAGACCAGCGGCAGCTTATTGCGGTCTGTCGGGATTTCGATACCACCATCAACACCGCCCCACTCTGCATCAGCATTAAAGCCCAGGGTGCCAGAGATACGATATACCCCTTCGGAAACCCACTCGGTGGTAACGCCCTGACTTTGATCGTTGAGCTCGCTCGTTCCATCGCTGAACAGCTTAACGATCGGGCTGGCTTTTTTGATAAAGCCGTTGCTGTCTACCGTTGTGTTGCCCGTGTTCCAAAGGAAAAACTCTTGATACTTACCTGAAGCATTACCCGTCACACACTTAATTTCTGATGATGAATAATACGGCATCAGCATTGCGTATGTATCGCTAGTGTTCCATATCAAGCCCGGATTATAAGCGGGGAACCCACCAACGGCGGCGCTCAGACGGAAAGACGTCAAGCCGTTTTGTGATGACTGCCACGCCTTGAAAGCGTCTAAATCGGCAAAGGTTTTACCCACACCTTGCAACGCAACATAACGAGTATCGTTATAGCTTTGACTTCTGAAACTTTCCCAATCTGTCCACGCAGCGACACCTGCATCGTAAACCCTTTGGAAAAAATACGCGCTTGCTTTATATGGATAATATTGTTGGGTTACATAGATTCCGCTACCAACAGAGGCGCGAGATACAAAAACTGTCAATGTGCCAGCTAAATAATTTGGGTAGTTTCTTGCTGGGGTTGCGTTGGCACTTGTAGACTGGTAATGATCGCCCTCTTCAAAAACCGTATTTAAATCTTTCGTCCCCAAAGCGATAGCTCTTGTCGCAAACTTTGCATTTCCTGAATAAACATCACTAGGAAATGTTACCGTGCCATCTTCTTTATATATTGCGCTAAAAGCTGTCCCTCCCCAGCGCTGCGTCATTTGCCCCGTTGCCACGGTGTTGAAAATAGCCCCTTTCTCAACACCTTCTGCATCTTTAAAGCGCATGATTACGTTTGCACCTGGCGTTTTTGCCTGCATAACCGCATCACTGAGCGACGTTATACCGTTGTTGAATTTAACCGGGCCGGCAACGGTTTGCTCTGCCGTTGCGACTTTACTAAGTGCGTTTGTCATGGCCGCCGAAGCGTTAGTTTCGCTGACCTTTGCCGCCGCTGCTGATGCTGCTGCCTCCGAACGCATCTGGTCTACAGTGGCTACAATGGCGGGGTTAAGGTCACTTTCCCCAGGAATAAGGAGGAAATCGTTTAACGAGCCGGTTGCTGAATTTACCATTACCTGTATGACACCCACGCGCTCAGGCTGGCGACCGCTTGCCGTAATCATTACATCATACTGACCAGGTTCCACTTTCAGCGTATAGCGGCCAGTTGCATCGGTTACAGATTGAGAACGTGCCTGGATTACCACAGACGCCGAGGTTCGAACAGCGCGCAACTCAATTACCACACCCACACGCGCATCACCCATCGGGCCTTTTAATTCACCGCTGATTACTGCCATATTTTTACTCTCCAATAAAAAACCCGCTCAATGGCGGGTGATAGTGATTGTTAGTTTTCCATAACTACTAAGAGAAACGGTTTTGACCTTTTCGGAATGCCATCACAGCCATTTTACCGCTTGACCATGTTTGGCCGCTTTGAGCACCAGTAATACCAAACTCTATATCTAAAGTTCCATTTGGAGGAACGTTGATAACAATAGCCCCGGTAAACCTTCCATACAGTGGGTTAGCACTACCACGCCAGTAATCAACACCATTAACCTTTATAAAAACAGTCCCAGAGCCGGAACCCTGACTATTGAGTTCAATATTCACATACGGCACGACCACGATGGAATCATAAGGCAGTCCGCCACTGAAGTATCTGTGGTTATAGCCATTCACGCCAACAACGTTTATTGCCTCCCATACACCAGCGGAAACCACATCGCCTAGAATCTTCTCGGCATATACTGTACCGGTAAAATATCCATCTGCTCCGCGCAACTCCCCGCCGAAGTAACCATTATACGCCCGAAGCTCTCCGGAAAAGTATCCGCTTCTAGCCTCTATATGACCGCGAGCTGTGAGGTTGTTAAATATGCAATCTCCATTCTTATTAATGGCCCATCCAGTCGCACCAGTCGCCCAATCATAATTATCGGAAGCAATATAATTTCCGATTTTCGCGTTGGTAATCGAACCGGTTTTGATGAATGCCGAGTTCATGAATACCTGACCACCCTCGACCGCGAACGGACTCGATACCGCCGAGCCGGTGCCGCTGGCAGTGTTCAAAATGGCGAACCGATCCGCAACTACAAGCACCTGGCTCTGCATGCCCTCCGGGGTGTTCTCCACACCAACACCAATCCCTGCCGTGTATAGCTTGCCATCTTGTGTTTTACCGACTTTGACAGACCACATGTCCTGTAGCTTGCTGGCATCCTCTACCGGCCCCAGTAAGTCCTGGCCGAGCTGTGTTTGGGTGATTTGGCCTGTGAGGTAGTCCAGAACGTCACTAGCGTCGCTGCTTGATGTGCCTTGCGTCCACCCAGTCCACGGCCCCGCGTTGCCGAGTCGGTCAACCAGGCGAGCCTGGAACCAGAAATTCACGCCAGCGGCGAGGCCGGTCATGGTGTGGCTGCGCTGCGGGTAGGCGTAATCGCCCAGGTGCATTTTGCCGCTACCGTTTGAGCTGCGGCTATACCAGATCTCCGTCCTCTGTGTGTCCTCCGCACCAGGTGGAAACGCCCAGTTCAGCACGATGCCAAACACCTGGCCAACAGTGGTAAAGCTCGCCAGCGCTGGCGGCTCTCCTATCTTGCCCTTTAAGACCATTTCCGGGGCGTTGGCCCAGACGCTCGAAATCTCTGCCGGGTTTATTGCCCGGACACGGGCTTGATAGCGACCGGCATAAATCCCCTGCACTTCAAAGCCTAGCGTTGACACTCGCGGGCCGGGTATCCAGTTACCGTTATCCCTGCGCCATTCCGTTTCGTAAGCAATAGCGCTCTCGGCTCTGTCCCACGTTACATAGAGCGTGGCCACAGCCAGCCCCTGAATGGTTGCAGAGTTCTCCCTGATCCGGACGTTAGCCGGTGGTGCCTGTACGCCCGGAGGAATAACGCTGATCGGGCGGTCTTCGATACGTGCGCCGGTGTCGATACGTGCGTACTTGTCCGGGTCGTGCTCGATGGCCGTGATATCGAACGAAACGCCGTCTTCGTTTTCCGTAATACCGGTGACACGAAATTGTTGAATAGCCAGATCGGAAGCATCAACAGCCCACGCGCATTCTGCCGCTGGCGGCTCGCTGTAAGTGGTCGATACTGTTACTACCTTCCCGCTCACGGCGCTGATTGTCCTGGCCTGTGATTTGCCGCTGGGTAGGTTCACGATAAGCCGCTCACCAACCTTTGCCGAAGACACGCGATCGAGCGTGATGTTACGGCCAGACACTGCACTGATACGGCCGCCGAGTGGCCGCCCTGCCATCGCTTCATCTGCGACGCCGATGATCCACCCCGGCAATGGGATATTGCCATCCATGCCTACGGTGAAGGATATCACCCGGTCTTTGTCGTTGGTCAGCAGCAGCCACTTACCGCGTCTAATCGCCTCTGTCTGCCGGGTACAACCGATCGCAGTTAAATCAGCCTGCTTGACGTTGTAGCGGCGGATCAGATTGTTATCAAATACCGGCTCTACAGAGTCCTGAAAGCCATTTTCCGGGTCGCTCCAGCTCACCATCGCAACGCTGTAATGCGTCTTCTCACTGGCGCTGCTATCCGTAAAAAGCCCATCTTTAACGTTAGCGCGGGTGTAGATGTAATCCACATCGCGGGGCATATCAGCAAGCGCATTCATGCTGTTGTTCGCCCAATAGGTCATGCCTCGGAAGATATTCGCGAAGTCGCGCAGCACCGTCCAGGCCTCTTCCTGCGATTGAATGTATGCATCGCAGAGAAAACGCGGTTCGGTACCGCTGCCACCACGGCCATCTGGAACGGGCTGATCGCAATATTGCGCGATGGCGTATAAATCCCACTTGGTGAGTGCCACGTTTTCAGCTTTCACGCGGCTACCTATACTATAACGATCGTTAATCAGTAAATCGTAAAACACCCATGCAGGGTTATTCGTCCAAGCCCATTTAAAATCACCATTCCAGGTGCCGGTATAGCTGCGCTTGATCGGGTCGTAAGTTGTGGGGATGCGGATAACGCTGCCTTTCGGCTCACAGGAAACCTGCGGGATATTCTGAAACTGTTTCGCGTCGAATTGCACGAAAAGCAGCGCGGTTTCTGGGTATCGAAGTTTCACGTCGATCAACTCGGTAATCGACTCAGTAACCATTTTATCGGCTATGCGGTTACTAGTGCTGTTCGGCGTGATCCTGCGTACACGAATTTGCCAACCAGTTGAGGCTTTGGGTAAGTTTATGCGGTGGCTGCGCTCGTATTTTGTCGTAGTTTTGCCATCAACCGCCGTTTTCAGCATTTCACGATACGCACCGCCATCTGTTGCCACATCAATTGCATATTCAATGCGATAGCCGTTAACGTCGCCATTATCCTCCTGCCGCTGAAGTTGTTGCCAGGAGAAACGCACACGAACAGCGGAAAGCTGGGTATTAGTTAGCGAACGAACCCACGGATTAGCGCTTGTCAGTTCTGTAGCGATGGTAATTTCATTTTCGACATCAGGCATACCGGGAATATAGTCTTGGTCGGGGGTACCAGAGCGAAACTCCCACTTCACGCCGGGAAAGTTTTCCGTGCCATCAGGGCCGATGATCGGAGTGCCATCGAGAAAAATATTGGTACCATCTAACCCGCCAGCCAACTCCCCTTCAGCAAGGGCTAACAGGATTTTGGCGTAGGATGTAGATTGTAGGGAGTCGGGAGACTCTACAGGCGTGTGCGCATCACCGCCGCCACCCTTGCGGCCTTCTATCACAGACATTGATTTTCTCCAGGCGTAAAAAAACCAGCTCCAGGCTGGCCATTGAGGAATGCGGATTGTTTATTGCTGGTCTTCGGCGAAGATCCCCGCTGAGATGATGGCACCACCGATCCGGCGTTTGCCGTAGAGAATGGGTACCGGGTTTCCCTGGGCGATTGTATTCACTGGCCCGCCAAAGGCATAGCTTGGTTTATTGTCCGGGCTTTCGCGTCGAGCCAAGCCGCCTTGCTGCGGTGAAAGCATTTGAATTGCCCCACCGAGTATCATTGCGCCCCCCATTTGAAAACCAAAAGTTGAGAATGGGTTTCCTGGTGCAAAGTAATATCCAATTGCTGACACAGCAACTATTACGGCACCTAGAATTGTTTGGAAAACTCCAGCCTTTTTACTGCCAATAATCATTGGTGCAATCCGGATATCTTCACATCCTGAGAACTCAAGCTCATCTTTACCGATATTCTTCTTCCCAATAAAAATAGAGAATGTTAGCCCTCTTTCTTTTGCTGTTTTCAAAAAACATTCGAAACCAGGAATAGTTATAGAAAGTGCCTTGATAGCTTCTTTGGGCGTTGATATTACCAGCTTGTGAACACGGCCAAACTTCGCCCCAAGAATGCCATATAATCTGACCATTCTAAATTCATGCGGTGTAGCGTTCATATTTTCTCCAAAGTAAAAAAGGCCGCTTTGCGACCTTTTATATGAAAAGTAGATTTATTGGATAGTGGTTGGTTTTATGTCTACATTACCATTGTTATCAGTGAATACTCTTAAATACTTCTCTTCACCCGGCTTAATTATGAAATCACGTTCTTGTCTTTCTTTCCCACCCGAGCATAATCCCTTACCCTCATGCCCTGCGCCAACAATCCATGCGCCGCTATTAATATAAAACGTTGCTTTCTCTTTAGTGTCTAGTTTCGCCACCCTTGAACCATTTAAAAACACTGTTATATAGCAACCACCGCCAACCATACCGCTATCTCTAACAATTGTGATAGATGAATCACTTTTTGCAGGCTCTTGATAATTGAATACGCGCTCACTTGGCGCGGTAATAGCCTGCTTAACTGGAACTGCGTCCGAAGCACACCCAGATAAAAGAGTCGTGGCCGCAAAGGCTAAAAGTAACTTCCGCATTCTGTTATCCCTCTTATGGTCGAGGCAAGATAATAGCAGATCAGCCCCTGTAACGAAGCGTGATAATCGTCCTATCCTGCCAGTAGCCATCATAGGGAACATGTTTACTCAGTTGACCATACATGTGATGAAGCATAACCCCATCGCCGAGATATACCCCGGCGTGATTTGGCTCGTCGGCTCGCACTTGCATAATGATTACGTCACCCACGCGCAGATCACCGATTGCCGGTATAAATCCAGCCTCGGCATAGTGTTGCATGTAAAGATTCTCGCCGCGCTCCCACCAGCCGTCCGATCGTTCGAAGTTCGGTATCTTGATATCGCACTCCAGCTCGTACCAGTCCCGCACGATGGCGTAACAATCCCATATGCCATGGACGAACGGACGGCCCAGCAGCGGTTTTATACCCTCAGTGGGTACAATTGTTCTGATATCCCCCTCCGGCCAGCTGGCAATCACCCAGGGCAGTTGTGACAGGTCACATTGCGCGATATCAAGCTGGCTCGGCTGCGTTGTGGCGTCTGGATGACTGTGAACGATAGCGACGATATCCCCGGCATCCTCCGCTGCTGCGTAGTCCTCCGGGTGCATGCTGAATTGTTCGGTAGGCTCTAGGGCAGTATTCCTGCAGCGCAGATATTGCTGCCGGCGGCCATTTTGCACCACTACCCCACAGCACTCTGCCGGGTAACTCTCTTCGGCATGCGCCATGATGGCGCTGATAATGTGCTTTCTCATCGCTACCTCTTCAACAGAGCCGAACCGGGGAAGCCACCGAACGGCAGCGGGTTACTCTTGCCCCAGCGCGGTTCGCAGCCGGTGGACAACAGGCCAGAGCAAACATCTTTCGACGGATCACTAACCGGCTTTCCGTCAGCATCAAAATACTTGGTACCGGTGTACCCACACGACGCGCCGCGATACTGGCCCCGGATGCACCAGGTGCAAAGGCTGTGAATTTGCCGCGTGGGGATCATGATGCCTTGTAGGTCAGCGGGCGACGACAGGGCAAACTGGATGCCGGTATTATTGCCGCTGATCTTGCGGTCGATATACCACACATCAACCTTTTGCTGTGTCGCGTCGGCCTGCGGGTTGCCCTCTGGAAAGTTTCTAGCATCGAGGTAATGGGCGTAGGTATCGCGGATCGTGACCTTGAACATAGCCAGATTTTGGTATGCCAGGCACATCGAACCAACGGTGCCATCGATGTTACCCACTGACAACGTAGGGCTCGGTGCGGTGCCGTCGCTGGTGACTTCCAACCCCTCAATTTCTACAGGCCACGGTTTGTACTCCCGGCCACCGAACCAGATGGATTTTGCCGGTAGCTTGGCCGGATCATCACCGGCTTTATCCAGTTCTGCCGGGGTAAAGGGGATCGGGTGGCTGTGAAAATACAACTCCGGCCCGCTAAATTGACTGCCGTCAACTTCGAACAGGCGGATTTTACTCCCAGGCTCAAGCACCTGGTGATCAGCATTGATAGACATGATTTTACCTATGGTCGGAAGGCAGTCTCGAACGTGGCCGCAAGTTGGTACATCTGATCGCCGCGGTTATTCTTGCCCAGTGCGGTTACCTGGTATGTTTTGCATGTGAACAACCCCAATTCAAAATTTGGCGTTGTCCACTTAAACGCTTTATACCCGGCATGGCGCTTGAAAAAACTCCTGATCTCGAAAGTGCGCTTCCAGTTGCCGACAAATGTTAATGACCAACTTTGGAGCTCAGTATTCAGCCCATCGCCAACCTGCTGTTTATAGCCATCGCCAAATTGCACCTCACGAACCCGAAAGGAGTGCTCGCCTGTCGGGTTTACCCTGGCGGCATAAGTGAAAGTTTCCAGCGCCATTATCTGCCCCCTCTGATTGCGCTATTGATTGCCCCGCCCTGGCGTAGATCCTTGTCACGCAACTTGATATATTCCCGCCGAAAAACCGCTGTTAACTCACGTGCAAAGCTCTCACCATCGCCGCCTCCAGATGCTGACATGGAGCCGTTTTCGTTAATAGTTACGTAAACATTTCCACCGGTACCGCCGCCCACGCCAGAGCCGATAGGTTGGCTGGCCGTAAGCGCCCGAATACCCAACGAGCCACCAGCGGCGGATGGTGAAACTAGCCCGCCATCCGCGTAGCCACGCATCATGCCGTAAAGATTCTCTACGCCGATCCGCTCAGTGGCTTCCTTGGTCATCACGAATTCGCCACGGTGTACAATGCCAGCCTCTTCGTACTTGCCACCAGCACCGGTGTAACCGCCGAGGTCATACGCCCTAAAATTGGTACTCATCCCCATTGCACCAGTGCTTGCTGAACCTGCTGCACTGGCAGCCCCAGAGGCCGCTCCTGAAGCAGCTCCACCGATGCCACCAGACAATCCGCCCATAATGCCGGTGATCGTCTGCATAATGGAGCTGGTGACCAGCGCTTGCGCGGCCATCTCTATAAGGTTTTGAATAATCGATTGTGTGAGAGAAGCGAAAAGGTTAGTCATGCCCTCCTTGAATGTCTGTGTACCCGACAGCATGCCCGTAAGCATATTGCCGAGCCGCTCCTGTGAGGTCTGGAACAGGTCAACCGCCATCTTCTGCATATCGCCTTGGCTGGCATACAGTTGCAGTGATGCCTGGTAACGCTCCTGCATCGCCTCACGATCCGCAGCAACAATGAGCTGATTGGCCCGTCCTTGCGTTATCACACCCGCCGTGGCATAGCTCTCGATTAGAGCATGCCGTTTAGCCAGCTGGTTTTCGAGGTTCTGGATGGGATCGACATTACCGGCCAACTCGGCGGTACCGGAAACAGCGTAACGCTGATCGGCCTCGGCCTTCGCCTGCAAGTAGGCTGTGTTGATATCCTGCTTACGTCGGGATAGTTCCTCGGCGCTTTTGATTTCGCCATCAGCGAGTTGGCGCTGTAGCTGCTCGTTAGCTTTTTTCTGCACGTCGGCAGCCTGGCGGTAGGGATCGGAAGCAATAGCCGCGTTGTGATCTTCCCACCGCTGCTTTGCCTCTGCTAGCGTCTTGTTCAAACGCTCCAGCCCTGCCCGCTGTTCGTTAGTCCACTTTGTACCAGATTCAAGAGATGCAGCGAATAACGCCGCTGCGGCGTCTCCCTCTCTCAGTCGGACACCTTCAACCTGAATTTCCTTGTTCAGGTTGGCGATTTTCTGCTGGTAATCCCCTGCCACCCCAGCGGATTTCTTGCTAGCGGAGGCTGCATCTTGCTCCGCTTTTTGCTGGGCTTTTGTCGCTGCTGTGAGGCTCTCCGTTGTTCTCTCAGCAGCAACTTTACCCGCAACATAAGCCTCATAATGACCAGGGGGGAGCTTTAGATCATCGGCCTCATAAATAGCCTGTTGCTCGGCCTTTGCTATCCCCTTTAGCCCTGCAAGTGCCTTTTCTCGCTGGACTTTTAGCATTGCTGCTTGCTGCTTTTCGTCAAGCTTCGGAAGCGCTAACCCTGCGAATTTTGGAGCAGCAGCCGAGGTAGAAAGCCCTGTCACCTTGTTAAGCTGTGCATACATTTCCGCAAGACCGCCAACAGCACCAGCCAGAGCAGCAGTCTTATTTATCGATTCATTCAGGGCTTGCGTGCGGAGTGATTCTGTACCGCGGAGTTTTTCTGTTTGTTGTTCAAGCTCATAGTTCTTTTTGCTTAAGCGCCCCTGAGCCTCTGTAATCTCCTCCTGTATCTCATTGAGAGACATCAGCGTATTAATGCGGCTCATCCACGGGCTTTCTTTTGCATCTGCCTCCATCTTTGTCAGGGCTGACAGACTGTCTTTTAGCTTGCGGATTTCCTCTTCTGTTTTCGCGATCTCCGACCGCTGAGCCGAGATAGATTTACCCGCATCTACAGCTGTTGATTGTAGCCCGGCGATCGACATACCGGACATCTGTTGGCGAACTTGCTCGACAGTATTACCGTATGCCAGCGCGGTCTTTCTGGCTTGCTCATTCTTTTCATGCACGTAGTACCATGCAGCCCCGACACCAAGCACAATCCCAGGGATCCCACCGACGGCACTTAATAGCCCGCTGCCGAGCCTTGTTCCCAGCGATGTTACGGCGTTGAGACCACTTTGAGCCGTCGTGCGGGCCGTGATGCTGGCTGCTAACTGGCCCTGTGCAACAGCAAGCTGCCTTTCTGCAATGATTTGAGCCTCAATCCCCACCGCCGCAGCCCTTGCCTGCTGAGCACGGTAAAGCGTGGCTCGAGCTGCGGCAGTAGCTGCTTTTGTACCTTCAACCTGGGCGGCCGCAACGGCTACCTCTGTGCGATATGCCGCCAGCATCCGTCCTGTGGCTGTTTGCACACCCAAGGCCAGATTACCGAAGTAACGCACCGCGCCGATCCCGACAAGCACACCCAGACCAGTGGCAACATTATCGATATTACCTGCAAGCCCATCCATAACACCGGCAAGTGTTGTTGTGATACCCGCTGCCTGGTTCTGCCCGCCAATCCACTCCATAAATGCGTTATTGATGCGTGTTGATGCTGCGCTGACGCTGTTTGGCATCGTGTCGAATTCTTTACGCAGTTGCCCGAGCTGGCTGATCAGTGCCGGTACGATCTTCGGTGTTGTCAGTTCGCCAGCGTCAGCCAAGCCCTTCAGGTCTTTTTGAGCCACACCCAGACCATCCGCCAACGCTTTCATGATCCTCTGGCCAGACTGTGCAACGGAGTTAAAATCCTGCCCACGCAGAACGCCTCGCCCCAGTGCCTGTGATAGTTGGGTGATCAGCGATGCCGTTTCGTCAGCAGATGCCCCAGACACTTGCAGCCCCGTGGCCAGCGCATCAGTCAATGACAGGATGTCTTTGGTTGTGTACCCGTATTCGCGCAGGGAGCTTGATGCCCGCGAGAACAGAGCGGCGTTAGATTCGAACGTTGAGCCTGTGTACTGGCTGATCTGCATTAACCCCGCCTGCGCAGCTCTAAAGTCCTCAGATGAGGTTGTAGCCAGCTTTACCCGCGCATTTAGCGAGTTCCACTTATCGGCCATGGCGATCAGGTTTCCAGTAGCGAACGCCCCGGCAAACGCACCAGCCATCGCCAATGCGCTGCTGCGAACAGTCGCCAGTTGTCCATTCAGATCGGCCAGTGCGCGCTGGCTTTGCCGAGTCGCAATTTCCGCCTGACGGTTACCCTGTGTCATGGTTCTGTGATAATCGGCTCCCATGCGTGATGCGCGGGCGATCTCCGACTGGAACGAACTGGAGTTGGCCGAAATTTTAATGATTAACTCACGCAAAGAAGCCATATTCCACCTATAAAAAAGCCCGCTACATGAGCGGGCGCTAGTCAGCCAGATTTTCTAAAAATGCCTCGAGCCCTGCGGTATCTTCTTCCTCTGTGTTGGCGGGTTCATTCCAGCGAATCAACATATCTCCTATAGACAGCGGGTCTTTGGTTCGCTGGGCATTGAACGTAGCAGCGGTGATTTGTGCAGCGTGATAATCATTACGGTCATCACCGATCGGGCTTATCCGATCAAAAGCCATCCACATCCGCATTTCGCTTACGCTGATAGACTGCTGAAGCTCGCCCAGGGTTTTGCCGAGGCGCAGAGCCAGTTGCATCAAGAAGAAGGTTTCTGGCTCTCTGACTTTTTTTCAGCGTCTTCCGGCGATGTTTGCAGGGCAAGCGCCTGCTTAAGCAAACGGGAATGCACCGGACCGTAAAAACCCACAACCTCGTCCAGCTCTTTGCGGGTAAAAACCGGTTTTTGATCTTCATCGAGCAGAACATCGATAAACATCACCGCGTCAGCGCGGATGTTACGTTGCGTCTGTTCCGTGATTGAAAGCTCAACCGCTTTTGCGCCCTCTTTGGGCCCTTCAGGCTCCATAATTTCGCGCCATTGGCCCCAACCTGCTGGTGAGGGCTCACGCAGGATCACCTTTGCCCCATTCCACTCGGCGACCTCAACCATCTTGGTGCGAAAGCCTGCCATCGGCGCTGACACCAGCGCCTTGAGGCTTAATTTCTTTGCTGCCATGGGTTAATGCTCCTATTAGGCTGCTGTGACTGTCACAACACACGTAGCGGTTTTAGCGCCGTCCGTGGTTTTAACGGTGATTGTTGAGGTACCAGGGGTAAGTCCAGTGATAACGCCCTTGTTGGTCACCATGACGGTGCCAGGTGCAGAGGATGTCCAGGTCACACCACGGTTAGTCGCTGATGCCGGGGCGATCGTCGGGGTCAAAGTGAGGCTGGCACCAGCAACCACGGAAGCCGTGGATTTATCCAGCGTTACGCCAGTCACTGGAATGTTAACGGCGTAAATACGCACCGGTTTACCAATAATACGCAGCGTGTACGAGGCCGAAACGATCCCGGATGTGGCCGCACTCCAGCTGTTTTGACGCACTTCGGCAAGGTAGGCAAAGCCGTTTCCGGAAGGGAATACGATACGAATAGCGCGGCGGCTGTCGTCTTCATAGGCATCCATCAGGGAATCCTGGGCAGCATCGTAACCGCTCCAGTTTTTACCGATGGTCATTTCAGACGGGGCTTTTAGGCCGTTTGTCATCTCCTGCTCTTCCGAGCACAGCGTGGTAACTTCAATATCCGCCTTTTGACCGCCCGTGTAGCTGAGTTCCTTTGTACTGCACGATGCTGCAAGCCAGGTAACACCAACGGGGTTAGCTTCGGTCACTTCACCAGCAGAAACACTGATCACCGTGCCTTGTGTTTTTTCATACTTACTTGACATAAGTTTTCTCCAGACATTAAAAAACCGCTCGTAAGCGGCTGTGTAAGGGGGTTGGGTTATCGCCACACCTTGAATTCGAATGAGGCGCGAAAAAGACCGGTATCGGGGTCATGTCCACTGAAAAGGTGAATATCTGCCGGGGATAGCGCGGTTACCGCTATCTCGGCCTGCTGACGTAGAGCCTTCGCCTCATCAATGCTGGTTGCGTACACGTCGATCTGCACCATGTAAGCTGTTTCAGCGGTACCGCAGAACACATCCCCCGATTTTCGTCGGGTACCGTGTAGATGATCCACGGCGGCTTTACTGCTGGCACTCCCTCTGGCGTCAGTTTGACGACATAAGGGTAAGCCTGCCCGCCCACCAGCGGTTTTAACAACGGGTTAAGTTCGGCTTCGGTCATTTGGACAGTACCTTATCGATCGCCTCGTTGACCTTGGCAAACGCAGCCTCCGCTGCTTCCGACTCTTTGGCATCGTAGGCGGGCCGGATAAACGGCACAGGAGCCATCTTCACCGTTCCCAGTTCGACAAAGCGCCAGTAGAAAGCATTTTTCGGGTTACTGGCCTTCATCGAATTATCGCTGTTGCCCGTTCGAGGGTTACGGCCCCGGATATGCACCCCGGCGACCGCCCCGCCATCCTTGGCCCGCATATTCACAGCGACGACATTGCGCGCCAGCTTGCCGGTTTTCTTCGGCGCTCGGGCTTTAACTTCATCACGAAGCACGTTTGCCCCTGCCCGCGTAGCCTGGCGTAAAACATTGCGGTTCTCGGCCTTGCTCAACAGTTCCAACTCTTTCGAAATGTCGAGCAGTCCGGAAAAATCCAGATTGCCGCTGATCATGGTTTCACCCCACTTTTACAGAGGATTTCCAGCCGGGTTCCCTTGGGATCGGGGATCGGTGGGCCGGTAATCTCCAATACAGCCCCTTTAAACGGGCCATTCAGACACAAAAGCCGGGAGGCGGCGGTAACATCGGTGCGGTGACGCATCCAAACGCGGATAGTGGCTTCTGCCTTCTCTGCGCCGGATGCCACCAGCTCGCGCCCGCTGATCGCCTTCACCTCTGCATAAACAGTCTTGCCGTCGCGCCACTCCTCCAGCTCCTGCCCGGAAGCGAGTTCCACCGGGACAAAGTTCTGAATGGTGACGCGGTGGCGCAGTCGGCCTGCTTGCATAGCGCCCCCTTACAGTCCGTAGATCCGGTATGGTTGCAAGAGAGCCGTAACAGCAAAAGGTAAGGTACTTACAGACTGGCCGACAACGCTGGCCTCCCTGTTTTCATACCAATTACCGATCAGCAGCAGCATGGCCACCTTCACATCGTCACTCAGCAACAGGTGATCTTCATCATCTGCATAACCAGGTTCTGACTCGGCGGCGTACAACGTGCGGCGGGTGTACATCTCAACCTGCTTTTTTGCCGCGCCGATATAGATATTCAGTGTCGCATCATCCGCGCAGAAATCTGGCTCCAGGCGGCAATGCTCTTTTACCACTCCCAGATCAATCATGATTCACCTTATTTTTTAGCCTTTTTGCTGGTTTCAGGCTCTGGCTGCTCTGGCTGCTCTGGCTGCTCTGGCTGCTCTGGCTGCTCTGGCTGCTCTGGCTGCTCTTCAGCGTGTAGTCCCTCCGCCAATTCCGCATAGCCTTTTTTGATAAGCTCGCGACCGTGTTGCTCTCTGGTTTCGAAAGTCTCTCCGTCGTTGATCACTCGGCTACCGAATAAGATCTGCACCAATGCCTTAATTTTCATGGCATAACTCCATTGAAAAGCGGCCCGCAGGCCGCCAGGGGGAAGAATTAGCCACCAGAAGCTGGCGCAGTGAATGGGCCAGTAACAAAGGCTTCAGGACGTTTCACCGCTAGAGCAAGACGCTCTTCGCAACGGATGGTGACCATGTTCTTTTCGAAGTCGTCGGTGTTCTCGGTACTGATCACCACGTTCGTTTCTTCACGGTCGAAGATCTGGGCGCCAGCATTGAATGCGCCCGTTAGGAACTTACCCTGGAAGGCGGCGGATTCTGTTGCTACCACCGGTAAGCCCCACAGCGTCGGCCCGGTCAATGCCGCAGGGTTGGACAAGATGTAACGGCCCAAAGTGTCCTTGATAAGTTCAATCTTCGCCCAATCGATGAAGTGCAAAACATGCCCGGACGACGGATAGCGAGCCAGTTGCGCCTGCAGCATGGCCAGGCGTAAATCATCAATGCCGTTTTGCTTCTCGACGGTGAAGGCCGGGCTGTATCGGGACGCCTGCGGCATGATGCCTTCCAGGTGAACGCCGGTACCATCGCCAAACAGGATTTCCAGCTCTTCAACGTACTTCAGGCCATAGCGCATCTCTGCATCGACCTGAGATTGCAATTGGGCAAAGTCATCCAAGATCTGCTTAGATGCTTTAAACAGGTGCGCAATGGTACGGACTGGGGTGATCTTCTCTTCAAATTCAATGCTGCTGTAGGGTTTTTGGGTATTTTCCGCCACAACCGACGCTTTATTGGTAAAACCGGTCTGTTGCACCCAATAAATGGTGTTTGAACCGGTAGTGCCCGGAGCAATCAGATCGCGGATGAAAAGACGCTGCTTTGGCGCAACATCAATACCTGGCTGGCGATCCGGGGCAATAATTTGCCCAGGAACATCCGAGGAGATCATCGCCGCCTTCACAGGTGCGGTAAATCGCTTTCCGCTTTCAAGACTGGCTGAAAAATCTTTCAGCCCTTCGGACGAAATAACCTGCTGGCCAACCGACTGCACAACCTGAATGGCATTATTGAAAGGCATCTGAGCAACATGCTGTTCCAGGTCTCCCACTGCTGCCTTCAGCGTTTTCTCTGCCGCTACCAGGGCGTTGAACTCGGTCGCCATCTTGTCTACTGCCGCCTTGGTTTCCTCAGAGAGGGCTCCAGACTTCTTAGCCTCTTTCAGCGCATCCTCTGCCTTGGCGTTAAATTTGCTGGTTGCCTCTTCGATAGAAGCGGTTACTTTCTTAAGAACTTCATTAACTTCTGACATAAATACTCCAGATTATTGGCACGCCGAAACCAGCCCGTTCAATGCGGCATCCAGTTTGGCTAAGGTTTCAGGGGTTACTTCTTTGGTAGCGCTCGGCATACCGTCGTGATCGGTAACAGCGCTTGGCGTATTACCTTTTAATGCTTGGATCAGTTTCCTGCGCTCAGAGCGTGGTGTATTGGTTTTCGCCAGTAGGGCATCCAGTTTGCGTATAGCTGCAGCGGGTGAATCATCGTCGCCGGCTACCGCATCAGCGGAAAGCAGACGATCGGCCAGCCCCTGCTCAACGGCATCGCTGCCGCCAATGTAGGTTTCACCGTCCATCATGCCCTTTACCAGCTCGATATCGAGGCCAGAACGGGCGGCGTAAATATCCGCCATGGCGTTGTCGAACGGTTCCAGATACTCGGCCAGGGACGCGAAATCGTGGCGATTGCCCATCGATACCACCCAGCAGTTGTGGATCATCAGGAAAGCCCCGCGCCCGATCTGTATCTCATCGCCGCCCATGGCAATAATTGAGGCCGCGCTGGCGGCAATGCCCAGGACTTTAACGGTAACCTTGCCAGGGTGCTCCCTCAGCAGGTTATAAATCGCCAGCCCTTCAAACATGTCGCCACCAGGGGAGTTAATGTTTACGGTAACGTCGGCACCATTCATTGATCGCAAGGCACCGGCGATCCGCTTGGCACTGACACCTTCGCCCCAGTAGTCCTGTCCAATAACGTCAAATATGGAAATGCTGTTATCGTCGGTGGTGGATGCTTTGATACCACCGTTCCAGCGCTCGAGCGCCGAAGGCATGGGCTCACTGGAAACACCCGCGCAGGGGCGGCCCACCGGCGCGGCCGGAAGTTGTTTCTTTGTCATGGGATATTGCTCCTACGCCGCTTGTTTCAGCGGGGATTGCTCGATCGGGACATCGGGGAATAGGTAGTTATGCAGCTGAGTAATGTTTGCTGCCTGTGCGCCGAGGTTGTTTTGTTTCAGATCTTCCAGCGGCGTCAGGTTCAACTGGACCGTGTAGATCTCGCCCCCTGGGATCGGCGGCATGTTTTCCAGCTTGCGCACATCATTGCGACTCATCCAGCCGTTTTGCAGCGCGGTGGTGTAGTACGCAGAGCGGCCCACGCTGTCAGCACGGAGCAGCCCTTCAACAGAGAACTCCGCAAAATAATCCTCATCGCCATCGAGCAGACAACGGGCGATCTCCTGCTCGATGTTCACCAGCAGCGGGCGAAGCGTGTTGGTAAGAAATATCAGGTTCATCCCCTCAACACTGGAGGCCCAGCTGCTTTGCTTCGTGACGTGTCCCACCATAAACGGGGGAACTCTGAACCAGCGGCAGACCTCTTCAATGCTGAATGCTCTGCTTTCAAGAAGCTGCGCGGCCTCCGGGTTCATAGTCACGTTCTGGTAGGAAAGCTCATTTTCCAGCACCATCAGCTTCCCGGCATTTTTGGAACCGATAAACGCTTGCAGATTTTTGCGAAGGCGATCGCGCTGTTCTTTGTTCAGCGCTGTTTTTGAAGACAGAAAGCCAGTGCTCTGCAAGCCGTTTTCGAAGATCTTGGCCGCAGCTTCATCCACCGCCATCGCCGCACCGATCACATCCCGGCCGGAACTCAGTGGCATCATGCCGCACACACCATCAAGGCCAAAGCCGCGGATATGCATCATGCGGTCAACGGGGATCACCCGCTTGGCACCATTCTCCGTATAGGTGTATTCAAGCCTGCCAGTAGGCAACCGTTTCACCACCATGTTCTGCGGCAGCAAAGGATCCAACGCCACCAGCTTGCGTCCTATCATTTTCTTCTCAACAAAGGCGTTGCCCCGCAAGCAGATGCTGGCCACCACCAGCAACATAAAGCGCGAAGGTGTCATTTCCATATTGGGACGGCGGCACAATACCTGGTATGCCGGATGCGCCTGCGCCAGTTTGCGGGAGCCGTCAGCCTCCCTGCTGTAGACCTTCAATGGCAGCGTAGAGATCGACTCACTGAGCAGGCGAATACAGGCCCATACAGCAGAAAGCTGGATCGCCTTATCGGCAGTAACCACTTTGCCGCTGCTGCTGGTGCCAAACCATTCCTGCCAGAATGTCCCGGTGGTGAGGCTGATCGGGACCCCCAGCCAATTTAAAAGGGCGCTTTTTACGCGCCCTGGTTGTTTGTTTTTGTCCATCAGATACCCACTATGATCGGATCATCAAAAAAGCCTTCTAAATCGCCGTCGTCTTCCTGTATGTCCTCCGCAGCTCCCACTGACATGGCCAGAGAGACAACACCATCTATTCGACCGTTACTACGGCGCTTGCTGAATACTCGGTTTTCGCTCTTATCCGTCTCAGTCACGGCGTTTGCCGCATTCCAACGCAGGCAGGGATTGAAAAGGATGGTGATTTTCTTATCTATAATGAGTTTTTCTAACAACTCGATAGAGTGTGGCATCCAAAGCCCGGATTCTTTGGATTTACCGAAACCCTGGCCATGAGGCACCAACGGGACGGTAACGCCTTCATCCACCAGCTCCGGTTCCAGGTAATCTATGTGATAGCGATCGAACGCTATGGACTGGATATCAAACAGCGCGGCCAATTGGGCGATCCGTTTGGATACAAAACCGTAATCAATGACGCTGCCCACTGGCGCATGCATATATTTTTCACGCACCCAGGAATCATAAGGAACACGGTCATTCCTGGCTCTGTCCATCAGGGTGTCTTTCGGCGTCCAGAACTCCACCAGCGCGGTTCTGATATCGGGGAAATACAGCGCAAGTGAAGTCAAATCCCGCTTACCTGACAAATCCAGGCCGCCATAGCACTTCTGCCCTTGTAACTCGCCAATGTCGAATTCCTTCTCGCAGGCCATCCAGACATCACCACCGATCCATGGGTTTTCAGCATCTACCCACTCACAGAAGTTGAGACGACGCACCAGACTTTCTTTCGATGGCATGCCCCGCGCATCCTCAACCTGTTCGCGCAAATACTCCGCATCAAAGGTATGCCCCATAGAAGGGTTGGCCTTTGGCCAGCAAGATTCATCCTTGAAAGGATCGTCGCCTTCGTCCAGCGAACAGATGAAAGCAAAGAAGGCATCATTGGTTTTTTGCTCGGATGCCAGCTGCTGGCCGTACTGGTGATACTCGTAACACACGCTGGTTTTATCGTGGCCACTGTTAGTGATCATGAAAATCAGCGCCTGACGGCGGCCCTTAGTACCGGCGCGCATCATCTCTACGGCCTTGTTATCTTTATGCTCGTGAACCTCATCAATGAGAGCACAGTGAGGGCGCGGGCCAGACTGGCCATCGTCAGAGCTGATAGGCCGAAAGAAAGAGCCGGTTTGGAGGAAAGCAAGGTTCCATTCCTTGCCTGCCCCGCCAGAAGTTGAAATGCGCTGCGATAGTGCCGGGGACTGGTTAACCATCGCCACAGCATCACGGAACAGCACCATTGCCTGGTCTTTTTTCGTTGCCGCCGCATACACCTCAGCACGGGGCTCTTTGTCAGCCATCAGGCAATACAGGCCGATACCCGCAGAAAGTGGAGATTTACCTGATCCCTTACCTGATTCAACATAAGCGGTACGGAATCGCCGGGTACCGTTGGCCCTCTTCCAGCCAAATATGGAGCCAACGACGAAAGCCTGCCAGGGCAAAAGGATGAAAGGTGCGCCTTCATGCTCTCCGCCGTTCAGTTTGAGGACCTTGGCAAAGAAATCGATAGCACGCTTGACCGAGTCAACATCCCAGAAAAGCCCCCTGCTTTCCCCTTGATCCAGATCGTTGAGGTGACGCCTGCAGGCGTTGCGAATATCAGGGCCAGCGATAATGCGCCCCTCGGTAACATCGAGCGCGTACTGTGTTGCCGGATCAGGTGCCGAAGAACTCGGCGAGCGGGTCCGCTTCTTTTTCTCCACCATTTACATTCACCTTTGACCTGGCCGCAGGTGTCAGGCCAAATTCCACCAAGTAGCTTTTAAAGCGCCGATCGGCGTCGGCCAACATAGCTACTGCCGGGTTGGCTTTAATCAGGAAATCACCCATCTGGGTTTTGGTTGTGTAAGTGCGCCCTTCGATATCCACGATCTGGCGCAGCTGTAAAATCTCCGCATACAGATCACAAAGACGTTCCAGGGCAAAAGTATCTGCAACTGTCAGAATGCCCATGCCATCGAGCAAGACGGTCATTCGACCCCAGGCCGTTTTTCCCCAGTCAGTAAGATGAGCTGGCGGGCTGGGGATCTCCCTTGCGGGTTGAGGTTCTTTGTCGTTGAGTTTGCGTTTGCCCGGATTGCCTGTGACCACTTTCAAATGGGTGGGCTTTGGGCGTCTTCCGGCCATGTTTTGCCTCCAGAAAAAAACTTTTCATTTCGCGGTTGTGCACAGAAATGACTAGCGGCGGTCTTTCAAAGGAAAAAATGGGAACTTTTCACCCGCCCCACCTGATAATAGTTATTATTTGAAATGATATAGTTTCAAATTGAAACTACATCTATGCAAATGACTTTCATTATCACTTTAACCAATGAGAGTTGGGATCAAGTGGCAGACCATCAGCTGAACAGCCCGCCACCTTGCCGGTCTTCTCCATGCGTTGCTTAGTGGAGTTGTGATGCGGGGTGCATAGTCCTTGCCAGTTCTTACGCCCCCAGAACAGACGCTGTGCTGCCTTCATCTCTTCTGGTGTCTTGGCCTCCTTCATCCGATGGGGAACGATGTGATCCACTACCGTGGCTGGTTCAATGCGGCCCATCTGCTGGCACATCACACACAGTGGATTGGCCCGCAAGAACTCCAGGCGGGCGGCCTGCCACTTGCTGCCATAAGGCTTGGGGCTAGCCATAGCCTCAGCGCCTAATGGATTTATGAAGGCAGCCGCCTTGCTGTAACGCTTTGGTGATCGCCTTATTTATCTCCTCCCGAATGCGCTGCTCATCCTGGCAGGTAAGGAATGGTCTCGGGCTTTCAATACCCTGACGCAGATCGGCAATGCGTTTCAGTTGCGCCTCAAGCTTATCGAGATTGTCTTTATCAACGTTAACGCTGATGTTCATCTCTGCCTTGTGAACCTTGAACTGCTTTGCCTCTATCTTGGCAGCATCAGGGAAACCTCCGGATGCCGGTGCTCCATCAGTTAGCGCTAATTTAGGTTTACTCTGACCAGTTAATTCACTGGCAGACTGCGCGGTACTATCTTTACCAACATCTGCGGCCTTTTCTTCCCGCAGCTCAATCCCATAGATGCCCATGAAAATTTCAGTGATTTTTTTCACTTCTGATGAACCTGCTGCCGACATTCCTGGGCTGCTCAATCTGGCCTTAATCACTTCCAGCGCAGCTGCTTGCCCTTCCGGTGGTAACAATTGAAAATTGGTTTTCATGCGTTATCCTCAAAAAAGAAAGCCCCGGACTATACCGAGGCTATTGGTTGTTTCTCGTTTTATCCCGCTGCCACTTAATCAGCCCCTCGATCCGAGAGGCGCATATATCAAGTTCGTTCTGCGCCACTTGCAATGCAATGACAGCATCGCCGAACGTGGTACCGGTGAACGGCGTTTTCTCACAGACCTGCGTATATACAGCTGGTGGGTACACGTAAATCAACCGTGGGGCCGGTGCTGGCTTAACCCTCTCTGCGCAAGATACGGAGAGCATCATCAGGCAAGCGCTGGTTATTGCAGCCGCTATGCTCCAGCGCGTCGCGTAACGTTCTGTTTTCAGCATCAGCCTTGGCCCTCTTCTGCTGTTCAAGCTTTAACTGTTCTTCGGTAGCCCGCCGGTCAGCGCCAGCGGCATCTTTGAGCGCAATGATTGTCCCGTCACGGTCGCTCACCGTATCAGTCAGCGCTTTGTTGTCCTTCTGAGCTGCCTTCAAGTCGTCTGATAGCGAAGAGGCATACCAGCCAAGGGAGATCACCACCGCAATGAACGCGGCCAGCATTGCCAAAATTGACTTTGTCACTTGTCTATCCCCCAACATGCTAGCTCGGCTTCCTGATCGCGCCGCAATACCTGACCGAAGCAGTTATTCGAACGGATCCGGCAATCCCGCCCACGGTCATATATCCAACGCCGGATTTCGCGGCAGGCGCCGATCCGGTCACCAGCATTCAATTTTTTATAGAACGTCGAGGTAAAACATTTGGCGGGGCCGATATTCCAGGGGCAAAAAGAGGCGATGCCCACTTTCTGCGGTTCGGTCAGCGTTATCTTGATGTTGCGATCTACCCAGTCGAGCGCTTTTTTCTGCTCTGCTGCGTCTATCTGCTTGCACTGTTCTGCCACGAGGCGCATGCCTTGAACAACTTTTTTACCGTTGACCGTCGTCACACCACCGCAGATCGTCCAGATGCCGACGCCGTCCTGGTAGGCAACCAGCCGCTGCCCTTCTTTCTCGTCTTGGAATTGCGCCATCATTACCGGGGCGGATACCCCACCGGCGATAAGCAGCAGCATGGCGGCACTGAGTTTGCTTTTTGTAGAAGGCATCAGTCACCCTCGATCAGATTTACATCGTGAGCAGAAATCCCCTTTGCGGAGCGGTCGATCAGGTACATTTTTAACAATTTCTCTCGGCGGCACTTAAACCAAACGCTTGTTATGCAGCCAATGACTGAGCAAAGGATACCGACGATGATGCCGATCACCATCCACTCGGCGGGCGAGAAATGGTTAACAACTCCAAGTACGGCGCCGATGAGCCAACCAACATGCGTAGCGTTATCAGCTGTTTTTTCGAGCATGTTTCTCATCCTTCTCCCCTTGCCGGGGCTGGCCCGATCGGCGGGTGATAGATATGGATTAGCCGCCCGCCGTAGTCACTCAGGGAAAGTAAAATGTTTGCAATGGTTGACTGTTTTGGCGGGAGACTAAATGCAAAAAGGCCACGCATAAGCGCAGCCCTATGTTTTGTTGATTTCAATCAATTAACGATGCGTTCAGCATTGCTTAAAAACATAAGAATTGTTAATGATACTAACCACTAGCTTGCTCAAGCAGCTAATCCATCTTATGTAGTACTGGTTCCCTGGTGTTGGTCATATTGACTCCCACCGCCCTAACGGAGGGTGGTGGTTTTTTTTGCATTCAAATCGGCAGCAGTGTAATTATAGACACCCATCCTGAAGTTGGTGGCATGCCAACCAAAAATGACAACATGCCTTCTGAACGCCTAGCCCTGAACTACCCACTTGTTCGGGGCATTTTTTTGATGCGAAAAGGTCACGAAACAGCGCAGCCCTGACATGGAAAAACCCCAGACTATGCCGAGGCTCAATCTAAATAAAAATCATCATTTAACTGCCTGCGCTTGCTGGAACTAGCATTGCGCGGACAGGCATTAGCTGTATGCCCGGAACTACCACAGTATGTGCAACGGAGATTTAGTCGCCGTGAGGATCCAGAGTATGTATCAGGGCAGTTAGCCTTGGTATGCAGTGCACTACCGCAGTATGAGCATGACATGCGCACCTCCAGAAACGACAAGACCCCGCCGAAGCGAGGTCCTTTGCACCAATTGCAATATTGGCAAAATATCAAAATCACATTAAATATGGCTTATTTTGTTCGGTTTTGCAAGTATCATGACGCTAAATGTTTTGATCGTGATTCGATCCTCTTATCTGCCGTCCACTTCAATGACCCCGCATCCAGTGCTTCCACCAGTGAGAGCAAGGTGTTCCAGTGCCCGCTGTAGGTTTCCGACCAGGTAGATTTGCTAACCCCTGATAGCTCTGCCAACTTGGTGTGGCTATATTCCTTTGGATACCCTTTTATCTCACTGGCCACGACCTGCACCGCCAGCAGCGTCAGGCTCTGCATCCGGAGCTTAACCTTTTTGCTGATTTTTCCAGGGCACTGGGCTGAAAATTGCGCCCAAATATAGGGCACCACCAATAACTGATTATGGTGATAGCTATAGTCGCCATAGCAATACCGGATCCACGCTTCCTGATGCGTCTCAAGAACGGAAATCGCCCGGCGCCATGAGCTGGTGCAATATGTCAGCTCTTCAATCGGCGGGAAGGGTTTAGCCCGGGTGCGGGTCTCCGGGCAATGAATAGGATCGGTTTCCGGACACACCTTGCGGTTGCCAACTACCACAGTACGGTGGCGCTGGCGTTTGAACCGCGTGGTGTGCGCCAGTGCCGCCCCTTCAAATGCTGCCAGTTGCCCTTTGGTCATCCCGTGGATATCGGCCAGGGCCAAAGATACTGCGCCGCGAACATACTCCAGATATTGCTGATTCATACCTTTGCCCCGCGCTTGTTTGCTGTAACGATTGCCCCGATGCCGTACGCCCGATCGAGCGTTCTGGCCAGGTGATAGAGTTGGCTGCCGTGTTCGGCCTCCCATGCCGCCACATCGTCATGCAGCTTGTTGTGGCACTCCCTGGTGAGAGGGATGGCGAAAATATCGTGTGGTTTGGTGCCGGTACCGCCGAAGCCCTGATCGATGATGTGGTGCGGGTCATCCGCCGGGCGCCCACAGCCGCAACAACACATCTGCGATTTAACCCACTGGGTGTACTTCTCGCACTCCCAGCGCTTCATCTTCGGTCGCAGCATAAAGCCCGCTGGTGGCTCGGGATCGACGTCGACCGCCAGCACCGGCTTAATCTGCTCCACGTAGTCATTGATGACTTCCATCGGCGCCCGTTCCCAGACAATATCGGCCTCTTTCCGTGTGCCGGTTGGTACCTCGGCTGGTGGCAGGCGCAAAGAGAACCTGGCTACGGATTCCGGCAGCAAATCGGAAACCTGCGTCATAACGGCCCACCAGCACAGTTCCGGCAGGCTCAGTTGGTGGTTTTCGTCAAAGCGGAAGTGCGTTCTGGCGCGGTAAAGGACAAAATCTGCCACGTTCCTGGCTGCCAATTCATCGAGTGCCGGTAGCGTCTGATCGGCAATGGTGTGCTCATGGTGCCAGCACAGGCGGACAGCGCCGACACCGTACCGGATCGTGCTCATGTTCCTATCGTGATAATCGTCAGCGTCAGCATGCCACTGGCACTCATTCGACCGGTCTAGCCAGTCCATCAGCGCATTGATGCCACCAGCAGCAGAAAGCACCCGCTCATTGGAGAAGAAAGAGGAAAGGCGTGGATCAGTAGCCAGGTGTTGGTTATCCACTGGCAGCGCGCCAGATTGCAGCGCCTTGAATTCGTGCGGCTCGGTCGATATCAGGACTCGCCCGCCAAACATAGGCAGCAGATCCTTGCCTGGGCGCAATATCACCTGGTTTAGCTCACGAACAACAACCGGCTTTAGTAGCGCCCTCATGCAGCACTTGCCTTAGCCAAATGTTCGGCCCATAACCCGGCGATCCACTTAATGCCTTCCGCAGTAAACCGTGATTGAGTAAAGGCATGGTTATTGATCTGATTGGTACCGGTTTTCACCTCAAACCGGCCTGCGTCTATGTGCTGCTGGTAAGGGGTAAATGTTCCGGAGAGGCGGTACATGATATGTTTTTCATACAGGAACAAGCGGAAGTCCGGCTCTTTGGCTTTCAGCAACTTGCACACTTGGCGGAATGTCTGTGAACCAGTAGCCTCAACATAACGATCAACAAACTCTACCTTTGGGGCTGCTACAGCAAGCTGACTTTTGAGCCTTTGCTTTTCATCCTCCAGATCAGCGGCAAGGCGCAATGCCTCGGAGAATGTTTGGGGGGTACGTCCCTTCCCTTCCAGCTCCCGCCAGCGATCGACCAGGCGGGCGGTAAATTCAGGGGAAAGTTGGGCAACAACGATAATGCTGTCACGCTTGCCCTTCTCACCTTGGAAAACGTAGTAGCTTACAGGGCGGCCAGCGGTAGGCTTTTCCTCAGTCTGAGGGAAAGCAATCACCCCCTTGCTGACAAGGCTCTCTATGGTCCGCTTGACGTTGTCGTGACGAGACTCTACCAACTCGGCGATCTCCAAGCTGGTCATGGCTAATTCGAGGGTATTAACGATAGGTTGGTATGCGCAAGCGCCACCAATCAGATTAGACTGATTCATGTTCTTTTCTCCACACAAGCTGTTGTACGGTCCCGCCCCGCTATCTGCAAATAGACGGAACCAACCAGCGCATCTCTTACCCCTGCAAGGGTGGATGCGCACGGATTACTATATTGCTTATTTTTCATGATGTCACCTGCCCTCACGTAACCACCTCGCAGATGCTCAGCTCTACTTTACCGCCCTTGGTTATCGGCCCCCACTCAGCAGCTATCCGCTTCACCTGTCTGTCATCGAGCCACACACCGGCATGGGTCATGGCATCAAACAGAGCTTTGAAGTAGTTATCCAGATCCCGAGGCGCTTTGTTCGGAGGGCAGAACACCACAGTAACGGTAATATCAGCGGTGATCGGCTTAGGCTGGCGCCGCAGTTGCTCCAGCACGCGGGCGATAGCCTCTGTCCGGAACTTGCGCCCTCTTTCGCTGATTAGGTGGCGCCCCTTTAGCGCCCCTTTGTTCGGTGATCGCCAGTAGCTGTTCATGCTTGGCGGGAATGGCAATATCAGTTCCATAGGATCAGACCTCCATCTGCAGTTGCATGTTGAACCGGTCGCGGACTTCGCAGTATTCGAGCGTGCCAGTGCTATTGAAGGCTTCAATTCGTTCAGCAAGAACGTAAGCGCGGGTTTCCTTTGACTGTGGTGAATAGGTGCCCTTCCATGCGCTATCGATCCCGATATTGCGGGCCACGTTGGTGCTGTCAGCTGATGCCAGTGGCAGACGGGTAAAGATTTCTTTGTTCAGCATGCGCAAACCATGGAGTTTGGTGATCGGCCGGTTATGGGCATCAAGAACGTGCCGGATGATATCTTTCATGCGCGCAACAGCTTTCAATGGCGATTTCACGTCATACTCACCACAGCTGCCGATCGCCACGCGCGGATACTCATGGCAAAGCCGGATAAAACGATCATCGCTTTCGTTCATGTGCCACACCGGGCAGCCAACAAATTTGCCATGCTTCCAGTCGGCAAGCAGAGCATCATTTTCAGCCTCACCACCATCGATCACGTCAGGTATTATTGCGAAGTCGAATCCGGGATGGTTTTTCCAAATTTCTACAAAGTCGTCATAACCCGACCAATCAACACGATTTTTCCCGGCTTTTTTCCAGATTGGGAAGGCCCCATTATCTAGTGCGAATGACTGACAGATCTCAGACGCTAAACCAATCTGCCCGGGGTGAGCAAACGAGATAAACGCATGACGCGCCCGCCAGGCTTTCATTGCGCAGGTGTCTGGAGTTATAGGACCACCGTGGTAGTGGATCATGCCGCCACCTCCCGGCGTGGTACGCACATTTCCGGCAGATTAGCCCGGACCAGCGCCTCGGCGAACGGTGGAGGAACGGCATTGCCACAACGGGCTACCTGCTTATCTTTCGCGTATTTCTTGCCCTTGTAGTCCTGATCGATGATGTACCAGGACGGGAAGCCCTGGGCAGCGTAAAGCTCATGTGGCTGCAGCATACGCATGCCAATATCAACGATCTGGTAATCCACACCTTCAACAGTGACCAGGCCAAAGCGATCGTTGGTTGTGACGGTGTGCAGCGGATCCGCCAGGCTTACCCCTTCCTTCTCGTTGCCGTAGTATTTCAGCAGGAAGGCGCGAACCTCACCGAAGTGATTGCCTCCAGCGGTTACAGTCTGCAGAGGTGCGGTAACTTCTTGCCCGATATTGGTACCGCGCATCTTGATGAGGTTGGACGTAACCAGGGCATGGTGATCTACAGTCGTCACCGTGTGGGCTGGCTCGGCCAGATCAGCGCCGGGGCCGGTATAGTTGCCGCCGAAGTGCTTGGCCAGAAACGTGGCTACCAGTTGGCTTTTGCCACCACCGCCCGCAGTGATCGTGCCGTTCGGTTCATCCACCCCATGGCCAACGCTGTTACCGAACTGGCGGGTGATCACCGGCGCAACGAGAAGATGCTCGGCTTTACTGGTTACTGTGGTCAGTGGTTTACCGGCTTCATACGCCATGCGGTCACCGCCGAAACCGGTTTGGCCAATGCGGGCAATGAGTGGCGTTAACTTGGCTTCTACCATTCCCATAGCATGCCCGTTGCCCCCTGGGCGATCGGAACTGCCTGCTGTGATAGTGGAAAGCGGTTCATCACATTCTTGGCCGGTTGCTCCGGTGCGGAACTTGGTTATGTGTGGCGACACCAGCGCGTAACCGTGGGTTTTAGTGATCGTCTGCAAAGGCTCTGCCAGTGACTGGCCCCGGAAACAATCGTAATTCGTTTTGGTGCTGGTGTGGTTGCACTTGACGATAAACGGCGTCGGGTTGTCGATCACAAAGCGATGAATGCCACGAGCAATCCGGCGCATAGTGTTCTCCGCCAGCGGGCGCTTACGCTCGAAGATGCTCGGACACGGGATAGACCAGTCAATGCACTCAGCGGCGGTGCGCCATGGCTTCAACTTGCCGCTTTGCACTTCCAGCGATTTCGGATCCCCGTGGGTAGGCTCTGGCCAGACAATTGGCCGCCCGTCGCAGCGCATCAGCATGAAGAAACGTTTACGGATGGTTGGCGCACCATAATCACAGGCCCGGAGCTCACGGTAATCGACAACATAACCCAGACCGGCAATCAGGCGGCGGTGATCGTCACTATCCTCTTCAATGCCCAAAATGTCGCAGCATTCGGCCAGCGCCGGGTGATCTGCTTCTATGCCGGTGGTCAGCATTGCCACAAACCCTGCGAAAGTCTCCCCTACTCGGTCAGGGCATGGGTAATCATTGCCGTTTTCGTCGGTGACCAGCGGCCCCCACGTTTTGAACTCCTCCACGTTCTCCATCGGAATAAATCTAGGGTTTACCCTTAAAATCCAGCGGATGATGATCCAGGCAAGTCCGCGTATCTCTTTTTTAACCGGCGCGCTGCCCTTTGCCTTGCTGAAGTGACGGCAGTCGGGGCTAAACCACGCCAGACCCACTGGCCGCCCGGCGGTCGCGGCGACAGGATCGATGTCATACACCGATTCGCAGTAGTGCAACGTATCGGGGTGGTTGGTTTCGTGCATCGCAATGGCATTTTCATCATGGTTGATAGCAATATCAACGCTGCGCCCAGTTGCCAGCTCAATGCCGGTACTTGCCCCGCCGCCACCGGCAAAATTATCTACTGTGAGTTCCCGGATCATGCTGTTACTCCCATTGCGGCGGTTAAAGTGGTTGCTGCCTGGATAATGGCGGCTTCTTGAGCGCCCTCCAACTTCAGACGGTTGATGTGGCTGCGTAGCTTGTGCTGCAGGTGTGCAGGTAGGCTGCTGGCTGTCTCCACTTGGTCAAACAGGAAATTAACTTCCTGCGGCCAAACGGTGTTGGCAGTTTCCGGCTGAATATTTTCTGGAATATTTTGGGGTTGGATATGTGGCGCCAGGCGCTCTGCTTCGCGGCGGATCTGCGCCATAAAGGCTTCACCCATATTTTCCAACTGGGTGCGGCTCACATAGCTGGTGGCCGGGCCATTCCATGCCTTGTCGAACACGGCGATCGCCCCAGCAAAGAATGCGCCAGTCGGTACCTGCTTTTCGTTGGCTGGCACAAACCACTTCGGCACATCAAACCCGACTCGGCCCCGGATGAAAGCGACATGATCAGCATGCTCTGGCCACCAAGTTTCTGATGTTGCTGCTTTGATCAGGAAAACATACCGGCCGCCCAGTTCACGCATAGCCATAGCGTGGGCCATGATGTGCACCATGCCAGTGATGTACTGATCCTCGTGCTGCTGGGCGCGGGAATATGGCGGATTGCCAAAGGCTGCACCATGCAGGTCTGCCAGCTTTTCTGACCAGTTCTGGGTTAAGGCGTTATCTTCGGCGGTGTAGTACGCCGGGCACTTGCTGTTCTGCCCATCAGTGAACAGGTCCAGCACAAGCGGCCCGAACATGGCATTGATACCCCAGAACAACGGATCGGGAGTGCACCACTGATCGCCAACTTCTTTCAACATGTGCTCTGGCTTGGTACGCAAAGCGGTTAGATTTTCACAATAGAAATTCATCCTGCCAACCTCCCCAGATCGTTCTCGCTGGCCTGAGCCACGGCTTGTGCCCAAATGCCTGTCCATGCTCGGCGGGCGTCGTAGTCGGTCATGCGACCCAGGGAACCAGCCATTTTCTGGGCTATCTCCTCGATCTCGTTACGTGGCTTCCGGCGCTGGGTCACGATGCGCAGGTAAGCATCATCGCGGGCGGTGGTGTCCACCTTCTCGACTTTCGGCAGATCGTTGGCGCGTTCTTCCTTGACCGACAGGTAGCATTTCTCGGTGATCAGGTAGTCGAAATCCTTCTTGCGCCATGTTTTGCCACTGGTTGTGTCTGGGCGGTCTTCCAGCATCCAACGGCACTTTTTAGCTATGTAGCGAAGGTAAGCCCCCCACTTCTCAATGTTCAGGTCGTACTCTTTCCACAGCTTGCGCAGCACTTTGCGGCGGGCTTCGGTCACTCTGAGTACCTTTGGCAGTTCTGGGAGTGTGTCGTGGAAGTTTTTCAGTACAGCCTCATAATCGATTTTCAAAGAATCTTCCTGCGGTTCGTCGGCTGGCGCAGCCAGTTGACCAACAGGTTTTAATACTGATGGATCTTGTTTTGAATTTACTGACGGATCGTATCCAGATTCTGGAGGGTCAAAAGTCCCGTTTTTACCGGATTCTGAACGTTCAGATCCTGATGTGTCAGATTTTGAATGGTCAGATTCTGACGTGTCAGTATCTGGACAGTGAGAATCAGCATTTAATGCCGCCGCTTTCAGCTTTGCCACATTCAGGGTGTAAATATTACTGTCATTGCGCTGCCCCTTGCGGCGCTCCTTACGTGTCAACCACCCATCATTTTCAAGCTCACCGATCGCACCTGTGACCGTGCTCCGGCCAGCGGCAATCTGGCGGGCAATTTTCGCAATCCCGGGATAACAGACCCCCTCATCGTTAGAGAAGTCAGCCAGGCGAAGCATTACAAGCAGCTTGGTGCCTTTTACGCCGTGTGCGGCGCAGCCATCCCATACGTAGCTGGAAATTTTCACACTCATACAACAACCTCGGTAAAACGGGACCGGAAGAGAATCAGCGGGCTGGCACATTCCCACTCGTAACCCGGACGGCGGTATATCACTCTCTGCGTATCACGTTCGAAGCGGATCACGTTTACGATGATTCCATGCTGATCGCGGAAAATTCGATTTAACTCTTGGATGTTATCGCCCATATCAGCCGCCCTCCCGCTCACGAGCCAGCCACTTGCCGCTATCTACCACCCAGCGCGCAAACTGGTAGTTGCTGGCGATCCACTGGCCAAGTACATTGACCTCATACCGGAACGGCATCGCAGAATTACCGCCAGTCATTGCCCTACAGCGCATTTGCGGTACTGTTGAATTTCTGGTTACAATGCTCATGCGATTATTTCTCCACACACGATTTATTCGCACCCGACGCCCAGAGGCTGCAACCTTTGGGCGTCAACCTTTCTGGCCCTTGGCTTTTTTGCCAAACAGCGCCAAAATCGCTCTAACCTCGGCGTCACGCGCTTGCAGATGCTTGCGGTGATAGCGCATGATGTCATCGGCTTCTTTCTCATCAATAACCCCATCAGAAAGCGACTCCTGGATGATTTGATCCACATGGCCGCGCCTTGCCGCCGTGCGAATGCTTTTGCTGAATAGCTCCACCTGGTCCAGTTCTTCGAACACAGGGATCTCGACCACCAGCAACCCACGGCGCCGGGCAAAATATTCTGTAAGCAGGTTAGTGCCCGAAATATCCTCCATGGCTTCCAGCTCGCTGATCTCAAAGAAGCGGCAACCGTTCTTCTCGTAGAGGTTGTTGGTGAAGGTGGTATCAGTCATGCCCAAGGCTCCGGCCATAGCAGAACGGCCACCAGCTACTGCCTTACACATGCCCTTCACTACGTCTTTCAAGTTTTGCTCTACCATGTTGTTTTTCCTTTGGTAGTTACGGTTGTTCTGCTGGATCGGTAGACTTCGTGTAGAGATCTGGCTGGTACTTCAGTTTTCCACCAGTCAGATGCTCAACCCTCATGGCTTGCTTTTCCGGGATAATGTCACCCCAGCGACAAACTGCTGGGTGCTTTATCCCCAAAGCGACAGCGGTATTTACTACTCCGCCAAAATGGGAAATCACTGTTTCTTTGTACATGGAAACTCCTTGTTGGTTTACGAGATAAAGGTAACAAAAGGTACATAACAAAGCAAACACCTTTCACATCCTTATCGCGTAACATTGGTTACATGAAAACAGCAATGAATGACCGAATTCGTATGCGAAGACTGCAGTTGGATATGACCCAGCTTCAGTTAGCGAAAGCCGTTGGTGTTAGCAGGGTGTCTGTTACCAAATGGGAAGCTGGCACTACTCAGCCTGATGGTGAAAATTTACATGTTCTTGCTCGGGTTTTATCTGCAAAACCTGAGTGGCTTCTCTATGGCAAGGGGGAACCAGGAAACCAAGATGACTCAAGGCTAAAACCCATTACTGCGGTTCCAGTTAATGTCCCGGTAATCTCTTCTGTGCAAGCTGGATCATGGACTGATTCCTACAGTGAGGCACGTATTTCAGACGTTCTTAGATGGTGCAGTACAACAGTGAATGTATCTGACGATGCTTTTGGCCTCGATGTTCGCGGCGAGTCTATGACTAACCCCCATGGAAGCCCAACAATCCCTGAGGGCTCAACTGTTATCGTCGAGCCACATTATGGCTCTGTTGACGAGCTTTCTGGCAAAATCGTAGTTGCCATGATTGATGGCAGCTCTGAGGCAACAATAAAAAAATTAGTTATTGACGGGCCAAACAAGTATTTAATGCCCCTTAATCCAAGCTTCAACCCCATTGTAATAGATGGTAACTGCCGGATAATCGGGCGTGTCGTCCAGGTAACTCAAGACCTCTAGCACTCACCTCAAGCCCCTCACGGGGCTTTTTTTTGCCCCTTAATGTAACTTTAAGTACATTTAACCTTGACGATAAAGGTAACTATGGTTACATTAAATCCATCAACAGCGAACAGGCAGGACGCCCACGAAGTAGCCGCCCGAGGCGTAGAAGGTCGGGATGATTCGCGATAGTGGTGGAACTCAGTAAGGGCAACGCAATGAAAGCTTACCAGTGCACAACAGACCTTTTTGCAGACGTCGATCTGGGCATCAAAAATGCTGTCCTGATGTGCGTTGAAGGCCCAGCGGCTGCCACCAAAAAACTGTGTGGCCAACTGGCTAAATCCTTCGTCAGCGCCGGGTATGAAGAAGATGGCGCGAAGGCTGGCGATCTGGTGGTGTTCTTCGTTGTCAACAAATCCAGGGTGCCAGCGTTCATTGACGCGGCGACCAACAAAGGAGGTGCTCGTGTTGAAGCATAGGATGTGGACCTTCGAAATAAAGAAGGGTGATCAGTACTTCTTCACTAAATTCTTGGACGGCCGCGAAGTGGCAACACACGGCCCAATGGATAAAGCGGCAGCGTCAGTCTTCGCAGTCAGCATCATCCAAGGCTTCCAACCCCCTGCTCTGTTTGCAGAGGTTGAAAGTGAGTAAGGGCGGCTGCCGGGCAACATTGATCAGCATGCTTATCGGGCTTGTGTTCTTCGCCGCCGTGTTTGCAGCTGTAGTGATCGATACCGCCGGGTAACCGGCCCATAACGGCCTGCTCACTCACTCCGATTCCTTAATACGGGGGCGAATGTGGGAGCTTTCGAGAGTGAGCAGACCGTTGTGGATTTGATTGGTGGTATTCGGGGGCGTTTTCCGCCCGCCACCACAACCCAATGCGAACCGTAGGGCATTTCAACCCTACCGGAGCATGTACGCCGGTCGCACCGGCCGCCCGCCAACGGCGTAAAACTTCCGGCGCGGATGTCCGGCGTTACTGTGGCAGTGACAGCTCGGAAGTAGACGGCTGACAGCTGGGAAAGACCAGCACACAACGGCGTGAATCATTTCCGGTCCGTTCATTATGCGAATGAATTGGTCACGGTAGCCACACAAGCCAGACGCAACTGGCCCGAGTGGAGTTAAGCGCGGGGAACCTTGCCGGGAGAGTGAAGCCCTGGGGAGATGGTTCACACCGTTGTGGTGAAGCGTTGGAGAGACGTTTGTATGCGGATTCAAGCGGGAGGCCGTTCGCAGTCGGAAGACTCGACCCCCGTTCGGCAATAGGACGTAGGTACCAGCCACTACGGTGAGCCCAGCACCACAAATCTCCTTGCCGGGGAGTTCAACCGGCATGACAGCTCGGAAGAGACGAGCACACAACGATAAGAGCATTGACGAGCAAGGCATAACGGCAGGTTCAATTCCTGCCACCACGATCCTTGTGGCGATGGGCAGGGAAAAGGTCCGTTCAATTCGGACACCGGCAGTGCTCTTTTCGTTGTGGTATCCGGTGATAGGCGGGCTACCTCTCCGCCCGGGGGTTCAACTCCTCCCACCACACACCTTATCCCCTACCTTGGGATAAACCGGGCCCAGGCCGCCGGATAAACGTAACCGGCACCCAACTGAAACGGTTTTTAGGGGACGCGGTCTGTTTTACAGCGTGGCGAGAGAACCGGAGATAAAGCCGTTTCAGTTGTGGTGAATGCGTAGGCTGATACGCAAGTTGGTGAGGGGATGCCATGGGTGAAAGGCCCATGCTTTGACGGTAGGAAAAAACACGCCTCACGATAACCGTAAAGCCGGAAAGATAGCAGCGCCGGCCACCACACACTTTAGCAGTGCCATCCGGGGTTATGCGGCGGCAGCCGGATGGTGATACCGCCGAGCGGGTAAGTTCAGCGTTTAGCTTGCGATCCCCGCCACGCTGGCTGGAAGGTCAGCCCTCAACAGGAAAGAGCATTGGGACCATGAGCGTGAAGCGCTAAGGGCCACCCACACCAGGGAAAAGAGCAACGATAACCCGTTGCAGTGGTCCCAGTGCTCTCTCCGTTGCGGTGTAGTTCAGCGGTAGAACGGGCTATGGAGTGCTGGCCAGCGTGGGGATTAAGAGGTTTGCAAACCTCCTGGTACCCGGTCCAAAAAGTGCAGTCGTCGGTTCGAATCCGACCACCTCAACCAATCAAGTGCTGTGTGTAGCTTTGGCGGCCTCGCCTAACTTCTACTTAATAGAGGTGACGACAATGTTCATGGGCCTGGCCGCCCTTTTTACACATCAGGTGGCGTACTGTCCGGTCCCTTAAACCTGGATAGTCTAAGAAAAACCGGAACGGTGCGCCACCTGGTGTGTGGAGAAATATGGCAGGCGATGAGTGGTATCCCTGCCAATTATTATCAACCTATTTTCTGCGAAATATTGCCGATCCTTGGCAGGGAGTCGTTTTGCCGAAAATCAGTGATGGAGAATATCGTGAGCCATTTAACTTTCAAGAACATCATTATTTATCGCCTATCTCGGGATGTTGATTTATCGCCTGAAACTATTGAAACCCACCTGGCACCGTTCGCCCTTACGCCATGTGGCAGCCAGGACATGGCGAAAGCTGGTTGGGTTTCCCCCATGGGAAAGCGCGGCACTTCGCTATTTCACGCCGTTAACGGCCAGGTAATTCTTTGCGCTCGTAAAGAAGAAAAAATTCTTCCTGCTTCGGTAATTAAAGAAGAAGTGCAGAAGCAGATCGAAAAAATTGAAGGCGAACAGCATCGCAAACTGAAAAAGACGGAGCGGGACCAGTTGAAAGATGAGGCTTTGCAGAGCCTGCTACCTCGTGCGTTTAGCCGCTTTACTAGCGTATTCATGTGGATCGACACCATAAACGGCCTGATTGTGGTTGATTCGCCAAGCGCCAAGCGCGCCGAAGATGTCTTGGCCTTGCTGCGTAAAAGCCTTGGATCCTTGCCGGTTACCCCTTTAACGATGGAGAGCCCTATAGAGCTGACTTTAACCGAGTGGGTTAGATCTGGACAGGCTCCCGCTGGTTTCTCACTGCAGGATGAGGCTCAACTCAAAGCCATTCTGGAAGAAGGCGGGACCATTAGCTGCAAAAAACAAGACCTGTGCGGCGATGAGGTGGCCACAAACATTGAGGCCGGAAAGCTTGTTACCACGCTGGCCCTTGAGTGGAAGGAACGGATCAGCTTTTCAATTACCGACTCTGGAAGCCTCAAGAAGCTGAAGTTTTGCGATCAGTTGCTCGATCAGAATGATGATATTGACCGTGAAGATTTTGCCATGCGCTTCGATGCTGATGTTGTTTTGATGACCGGGGAGCTATCTGCACTTATAGCCAACCTGACCGAAGTTCTTGGCGGAGAGGTGACTTCCTGATGTTCGGCCTATTCCTCCTCGTCTGCTACACCTACCAGCCTTGCGATTATGTCCCCCAGGGCTGGGTGTACCCGGACCGCTCCAACTGCCTGGCGGATATCCATCAGCAGCAGTTGCCACCTCAGTATGAATGCCTGCCGGTTGACGCAGTTATACCGGCCAAGGAGCAATCCAATGAACGTCCTTGAGATGCATGCCGTCATCTACGGAAAAGCCGTGCCGCGTGACATGAAAGTAAACGAGTCAGTAGCTGAATATCTTGTTCGCAAGCTTGAAACCCTAAAAGCAGAGAGCATTTCAACCGCGCCTACTGACGGAACGCGGATCCTTATTTTGACGCACACCTACGGGTTCGATGCAGATAAATTCGGCATGGCTAGATCTGGCACAAAGTGGACAGAGTGCCATTACATTGACGGAGAATGGCGAGAGTGGTGTGGCAACTCCCGCACGATGAACACAAATAAAATAGATCCAATTGCTTGGATTCCGCGCCCGGAGGTTAACCTTGAAAACTTTTAACATTACAGCAATGGAGCCGCAGCGCGATCAGCACGGCTTTTGGACTCACCCCAATTTCTTCGAACCGGCTAACGGCATGGAATGCGCCGCACCAGGTGAGTTTGAAGCCTGGCTGGATGCTAATCGCGTTACCGGCCTTCTTCAGTGGATGGAAAACGATGTCACTGATGAGCAGTTAGAAGCCCTGAAAGCGGGTAATGGCGATATCAGCAAGTGGATCCCTACTCCACCAGCAGGTGAAGGCTGGTTTATCGGCTCTATCCACGATACCGAGGACGGCCCGGTATGTCACTGGCTATGCCCCGTTGAAGGTGAGCCAACTGCCCTGGCAGACCTTATCAGCAGATGCCACGTTGAGGCGCTGAAACTCGAGTTACTCCGCCTGCACCGGGAATGCACAAAGGCAGCTCACGCATATTTCTGCGCCTGCGATCTGGGTGAGGAACGTGTAGCAGCTGGTGAAATGTATCAACAGATCAGGCTGGCAACTCGGCGTGGAGGTTACTGATGGGCACCACCGTCTATACCGTTCAAATTGCACGGCCCAGCGCCGAGGCTATGAAGCAGTTCTATAGCCTAATGCACGCAGCTGAAGCAGCGGAGGATCGCTGGAGCCGTGAGACCGGCACAGAAATGTTGGAACGCATGTTCAAAGGCGATCTAAATGATGATGAGTGCTCTTTCTTCTCTGCCTGCTGGAACATCCTCATCAACACTGGCGACTTTGCTCGGCTGCTATGCGCCTACACCACAATGGAAGCAACCTTTCAGGATCCTGGTGTTGACCATGTGGCCTTTAAGCCCTCCCTGGTCCAACAGATCCAAGATGCCAAGTTGCTGCCGGTTGTGATTGAAGCTTTTCAGGACGCACTTTCAGCATTGGAAGATCATGAGCAGAGACCGACGAAACCTATCATTCCTGCCATTGGTTCTACCGAGGTTAACGACGCAGCGTGGAAGCTACACGACATGCTGACAGAACATGGCCCGCTGAATGGTCACCAGTTTAACAATCTCAAAGGCTGTTTCTATGAGGCCCTTAAGACCTGCTTCAAGATCGAGGAGGCGTGATGGGAAAGGTAACTTTTGTTGTCGATTTTATCGATGGGCTGGAACCGCAAGTCAGCGCGGATACAGCAGTCTTAGGCGGGAAGTTGGTATCCGTTGCCTGGCGCGATACGGCCGGCGGGAAAGCCATTCCCGTAACTGAAAGCCTGCCTCCAGAAAACGAATCCGCCCTACTGTTTGACGCTAACGGCGAGGGTTGGATCATCGGCTGGCGCAGTATGTGGCGCACGCTGGGCGGGAAGAAAACAGGCGAGTGGCAATGGACATTCCAGATCGAAGGTCTGAGCCATGAAGATGTGAACATTACCCATTATGCACTTATTCCTGAAGATCCGGAGGTGGTTGCATGACCGCACTAACCAAAAAATTAACTAACTCAGAACTGATCCAGATCATCGATAGCCACGAAAAAGGCCACGCGATGGCTATCCCTATCAATTGCGACTACTTAATGGCCAAAGAACTGCTCGCTGTACGGGAGGCAAAGAGTATCGGATTTATTCAGGATCGGGCAAGTGGTCATGACTCATACGTGCTGAAGGCATTCTATGGAGCGAATCTGAATATCGGCGATAAAGTCTACACCGCCCCGCCTGCGCTACCTGGCGAACTGCTCGATGCAATGGCTGAGGTCATTCGCATTTCCGATCGTGACCATGAAGCTTGGGACCGAGCAAAGGCCGCTATTTCCGCCTGCCGCGCCGCAATGCTCCAGTTGTCCGGTAATTCCGAACATGTAAACCAGGCTTACACGTTGAACTCTCCGGTAATTCCGGATGGTTGGAAACTGGTGCCGATTGTTGAGTTGACTGAAAAAATGGTCATACATGGCTTTGAGTCTGAGGCTTTTGAAGCGCTCGCTGACGCTGTACAGGATAAAAAGGGCTGGCCTTATAGTTGCAGAGAAAGCGCTGAGTGCGTTACTGGCATATTCAAAGCGATGGTGGAAGTTGCTCCTTCCCCTGGAGGTGCCGATGACAGCCACGCCACAGCTAGCTGATACGGCCATTGTGGACGACCTGATCGGCACGCTGGCTAAGTACGGCTGGAACGTCGACCGTCGATCGCTGAGTCCAATACTGGTGGTGATCCTTAATCAGAATAACGCACATCGTGAAGTGGCCAAGATGTGCACCCATTACTTAGAAGACCCAGAGCGCCTGCTGATTGAGCGGGCCATGGATAACAAGAAGGCAAACGTTAATGAATAACTTGATGGTAGACCTGGAAACAATGGGCAATAAGCCCAACGCGCCAATCGTGGCGATCGGTGCCGTGTTCTTTGAGCCAACCACCGGCGAACTGGGCCAGCAGTTCTATACCGCGGTGAATCTTGCCAGCGACATGGCGGCCGGTGCCGTTCCTAGTGGGGATACCATTAACTGGTGGCTGATGCAGAGCAGTGAGGCCCGGGCGGCGATCACCACCGATGCCGCAGTCACCATTAACGTGGCCATCTGCGAACTCAGTGCTTTCGTTCGCCAGCACGGTGAAGACCCAAAATATCTCAAAGTGTGGGGGAATGGGGCCTCTTTCGATAACGTAATCCTTCGCAGTGCATACGAGCGCTGTGGCTTACCGCCATGCTGGAACTGGTTCAACGATCTTGACGTTCGTACCATTGTAAATCTCGGCCGGCTGATTGGGTTTGACCCAAAACGTGATCTCCCGTTCAACGGTGATCGGCATAATGCCCTGGCTGATGCCATTCACCAGGCACAGTACGTTTCAGCCATCCACCAGCGGTTATTGGCACCCCACAAGCAAGATCTTTAATTTTGGCGGCCCGTTGCAGCGGGCCTAATATAGGACGTGTGGAGAAATACTATGGCAGCTCTCGAGTTATCAGCCTTGCAAAGCATGAGCGCAATAATCGTCCAGCCTAACGACTGGGTGACCAAAGAGCATCTGATGCTGGTTACCGGTCTTACGGATGGGAAAATTCGTGCTTACCGTCGTAAAGGTGCCTGGAGGCAGGGGAGGGAGTGGATCTTGGTATCAACTGATGGCTGTAATAAGCCCAACAGTGACACCATGTACCACCTCCCCACGATCAATGCCTGGTTCACAAGCCAGCGTGGCCACCAGCCGACGGAATGAATAAGGCTATGTCATGGAGAAGAAAAAAGCTTATCCCACCGGGGTTGAAAGCCACGGTGGTTTCCTTCGCATTTGGTTTATTTTTAATGGGAAGCGCCGCCGGGAGTCGCTGGGGATCCCTGACACCCCAAGGAACCGGAAAGCGGCAGGAGAAATGCGCCAGGCTGTTTGCTTCGCGATCCGTTCAGGGACCTTTGATTATGCCAAACAATTCCCTCAATCAGCGGCAGTTTCAGAAGGCAAAGGTGCAAGCAAAGATCTGACTGTCGCCGAACTCTTCTCACGTTACCTCTCAATCAAAGTGCCTGAGCTGTCCCTCAATACTCACCGCCGGTACCAGGTTAAGCTGGAAACATGCAGCCAGATTATCGGGAAGAACCGACTGGCCAGGACGCTCACGCAAGAAGATTTGTTGCTGCTGAGAAACGAGCTACTGACCGGTTTGCAAAGGCCGCGGCGTAATCGTAAAACAGTAACCAAAGGCCGCAGCGTGGCCACGGTCAACGACTACTTGACCTGTACCAAAGGCGCGATCAAGTTTGGGTATGACAATGGCTATATTGATGCGGATCCCGGGATCGCCGTCAACAAGTTGAAACGCTCGAAGGTTCGCCCTGATCCACTATCGCAGGATGAATTTGCCAGGCTAATCGCCGCTTGCCGCAATGAGCAATCAGTGAACCTGTGGACGTTGGCAGTCTATACGGGGCTGCGCCACGGCGAAATAGCTGCACTGGCGTGGGAGGATATCGATCTGCAGGCAGGAACGCTGACAGTGCGCCGCAACTGGACCTCGGTTAAGCAATACACCTTACCGAAAACTCAAGCCGGTACCGACCGTGTGATATTCCTCATGCAGCCGGTGCTGGATGCACTGAAAAGGCAGCAGGCGTTAACCAGGTTGATGCCGCAGATCACCGTAGACGTGATGCTAAGGGAGGTGGGGAAGAGGCGGGAGGACGCATGCACCTTCGTTTTCAAGCCGGGAATAAACTCCCACGGCATTGTCGGAGATCGCTATACGGTCACATCGATCAGTGATAACTGGGATAAAGCTTTGAAACGGGCTAAACTTCGGCATCGTAAAGCGTACCAGTCGCGCCATACTTTTGCGTGCTGGTCATTGTCCGCCGGGGCGAATCCTGCGTTTATTGCAACGCAGATGGGGCATACCTCGGCGCAGATGCTGTTTAACGTGTACGGCGACTGGATACCAGATCACAATACTGACCAGCTGGCACTGTTAAATTCAAAGTTAAGCAAAAATGCCCCATACATGCCCCATAACAAGAGTGGGACATCATAA